TGATGGCATTAGATCTCGTTCGCAAAGATCTATATGCCTATCAAGATTCTCAAGGTACGGGCTATGCGCCTAGGGCTCTTGGCCTTACTGGAGGCGCAGGGCTGGGCAAGTCCACTGCTATGTGTGCTCTTGCCGATATTTGGATGTGGGCAATTGGCCTTACACCAAGGATTGGTTACATTCTGGAAGACGACAAATTCGATTCAAAATTGGATCCATCTCACAATGTAGGGTTCATAGAGGATGTCGGTAAAACAACAGAAAAGTTCTTGGAAAAGCCCGCTGGTCAATCGCTGATACGGTTTTGTACTTCTACACCCGTTCCGCTGATAAAGGCTGACGTCGAGGATAAGAAATGTCAATTTTCACATTTGAAGCAGATCGTTTATTCGGGTAACGAACTCGGTGCGCGGTTAAATATTGGTGCTACGCACCCAGCCGCCGTCGCTAGACGTGCTCTTGAATTTGCAGTCACCCCTAACCTTGACAAGGGTTATTGGGATGTTGACACCAACACATTCAGGCCAAACGTCGCCCAAGCGGTCAAAGAGCCTACTCATCTACATTTTCAGAGAGTCAAACATTTAGACGACCCTAAGGACGAAAAGTCGTGGAGGCCCCACGTAACTGGGCCTCTGATGAATTGGGATGAGCTTCAAGCTCTGCTTGTTCAAATGGCCAAGCGTCATCACGAAGAACAGATGAGCATCCTCAATGCCAAAACGGTTTCCAGAGTACGGTGCTGTCATAGCCGGTACAAGGCGAATTGCACTGAATGTGCCAGTGTTGAGTTCCAAGGATTTAAGTGTCAGAAGAAAGCTGCACTCTATGCTAACAAGGCGTTAATCGATTTTGTATCTGAATGGTGCACTGGATTGACGTCCTTAAGCGAGGATGAGCTATATTCTAGGGCGTTTTACGACGTTGTTTTAATTTGCGCTTGTAGCGCAATAGTTGCTTTCCACCTATGCTTCATGAGCAGCAGCCACCCAGTTGTTTTTGTGCTTACCTATTTAATGCGTTGCATTGTTGATTTGGTGTGCGCAGTTGGGGCTGTTCAAAGGAAGCAACAGGTTGTGTTGACTCGAGAAGAGTTTATGGAGACTGCTGAGACTAATGCCAGCTATCGGAACACCTACATCATTGGAGGGCTTTCGGCTGGTGTTTGTTTGGCCTGTTTATCGTACGCTCGCACTTTGGTTTTCCAAGGTGCGCTTTCTGAGCTTTCAGCAGAAGAGAAGGCGATCGTCGATGAGTTGACAGACAAGGCAGCTGAGGCTAAGGAGGGAACTCCTGTCAAGGTTGAAGTGTTAAAAGAGATCATTCGCCATGAGGACTTAGTCGCTGAGAACTACAAAGAGCGATTCAAGGACAATTATTGGAACCCTGTACAGCGGATAGATCCTGTTTCAATGAAAGGGTCTGGCGCTTCAGATGAGTCTGTCGCAGAGACAATACGCAACAACACGTACTATCTCGTAGAGAGAACTGGTGCTCTGCACCGAAGGATCGTGACGCAGCTTGAATCCGGAAAATTCCTGATGAATGCCCACTATCTAGAGGGCCTGGAGCACGGTAAGCTGTATGAGATGAAGAGAAAGTTTGACGATGGATATATGTTTGTCCAAACGTTTAAATTCGACCTAGGATCTGTTGTCAGAGATGGCGAAGGAGGAGACTATTGCATCTTAAGGACCCCTAACGTTAGGGGCGGGTGTAAAGCTCTTATCGACTATTTCCCTGACAACCTCTCAGCTTCATTTGACAACGAGGGTATCCAATTGGTGCCAAAGTCGGATTGGAATATTGGTATTGAAAAAGTATCGGTTTCAATCCATCCCAGTTCTACCGTAGCAGTAGATGACGTTATTCTCAAGGGAATTTACAGAGTCACAACTGTTACCCCCAGTATGCCTGGATGGTGTGGAGGCTTAGTGATTGTGAACAAGACAGTCATGGGAATCCATTCTTTTGGTACGCATACCCCCAGTTTGCGAGGGGGCGGCGGCAGTCTTCTTGTCAAGCCCCACATGCGAGCTGCTCTCAGAGTAGCCGGTCCCAAATCTGGAAGTGACGAAGGTCCAAAGCTTGATTACCGCTCAGTGGTCCCAAAGCTTTCGCCTGAGCACCAGAAGAATCCTTCTAATTTCGTCGGACTAGGAAATGTGGCCACTTACGGCCACTTCGAGCGTAATTTCAGTTTGCGCACGAGCCTTTGCCAGAACGAGTATGCCAAGGATCTGGGAGATTGGTTGGGCATGAAGTTAGAGAATACTTATGCCCCTGCTAGAGGGTCATTCAATGAAGTTGCCCACACTGTCCTGACCATTGGCTCTGCTTATAAAGGTGAAGGACTCTTCTCAGAGTACAGAGCTGCCACCGATAAGTACCTAGAAGGACACAAGGAGGTCATAACCAAGACCTTGGAAGAAAACAAATGGCTAGCCCGAGAACCCATCGGGATAACAGCTGCCACTTTTGGCCTTAAAGGTAACCCGTACGAGAACGGTGTTGATCCGCAGAAAAGCGCGGGAAAGCCTTTTGATTGCAAGAAGGGTGACTGGATAGAAGAAGTCGACTATGACACGCGGACTGGGGTTTTGAACAGCCGCTTAGAGCATGATTTGCTTGACGTTATCTTTTTCCTTAAAACAGGCAAATGCACAGGTTTGCTAGGCAACGCTTTAGGAAAAGATGAACCTCTTCCTTGGAAAGAAGTGGATCGTTTAGGCCACGTTATGACCGTATTGAAGGAAAAACGAGGTTTTGTCGGCTGCTGCATGCTCATGCAAATTGTGGTCAAGATGTACATCGGACCTATTCTTGATGTTATGCAGCGGGCCAATCATTTCTTCGGCAATGCAGTTGGTATCGATCCAGGCAGTTCCGAGTGGAGCGACTTGATCGATCATATGAGCCGCGATGTTGATGTTGAGCACCCCCGATTTTTCAGCATTGATCACGTTAAGTACGATTTGACCCACCACGAGGCGTTGGACGAGAGTTTAACAAACGTTGTCGTGTCAGTGGGCAGATGCATGGAATATAATGAGCAGGAGCTGGATATTGTGTCTATTTTGATGCAAGAGCAGCAACAAATGTACGTTGTGTTCGCTGGACCCATTATGAAGTCGCGTATATGGCCTTCAGGCATTTTGCCAACTGCTATAGGGGGAGCCACCAAGTCAATCCTGCAATTGGTGACTGGCCTTTACAGGCAAATACCGCAGGACACGCCCATTCGCAGTTACATTAACTTTACAGCTTTGGGTGATGACAATATGTCTGGAGTTCGAAGGAACCAAGAGATGTTTGACATCGCCAAGTTGCGGGAGTTTTATGAAGAGACTGGCATGGGCATCACCGCTGGTGACAAGGAAGGAGAAATTACATTTACTCCCTTGTCTGACAGCACATTCCTGAGCCGTACCACATGGTTCCATCCTGATTTGGAGCGTTACGTGGGAAAGCTTAAGATGTCTTCCATTACTAGGCCGTTGGTTGTCAGGAAAAAATCAGCCAAGATCGGTGAGTATATGACGGACGTTTGCGCTAGCATTGCTCGCGAGTCCGCATTACATGGCAAAGAGACGTATGAGCAGTTTCAGCAAGCGTTCGTCAAACTGTTCGTTAAGATGCAGTATCCCATCCCTTATTCAGCTGAGTGCCCTTATCAGGATTACATAGTTATGATGCAGGAGCGGGACGCAACTAAAGACAGGCGTCGTGTGTTCCAAGGCGGAATTGAAGAAAGTTCTGAAGTCAAGGACACTCAGGAAGTGCGCCACATTGACGAGCCTGGTGAAATGGAAGTCATGGACGAAAGCACGAAGTATGAGGGTTCGGCTTACAGGGTGCCTTTGGGAACCCGAAGTTTGCCTCCTTTTATGGAAAGAGAGGTTCGAGGCCTCACGTACGTTCTTGAAAAAGACGTCCAGTTTCAACAGTCCATTTCCCCTTTGTCCATAATAATGGGAAGTTTTCGTATGAAGGAACGCTTGCAGACTTTCACAGCTTTGAATTGTGACATTGTGGTTCGTTTTGCAATTACAGGAACCAAATTTCATTACTGTTCTTTTGTTGCGCACAATGTTTACAGGCCCCTTCTTCTCGATTTTCAGGATGACCGTCGGCTGCCTCATGATCTACGTATGTTGCTAGCTAGCCAAAGGAGCCCCTTGTATTTCGAGTTAGGGGATAACGAAGTTGTGGCTGAGCTACGAATTCCTTTCTTTTGGCCAGACGCATACATGCAGATAACCCGCTTTAATGTAGACGACTACTGTAGGGTCAATATAGAGTCCGTGACTCCACCATGATGCGCTGTGGACGACACGGCTTCTGATCCCACTTTGACCGTCTATGTACGGCTAGACAATCCTAAGGTTTTGGGCCACACACCTAGGCTTTTCCACGGCGTGGCCCCAGAAGAAGGTAAGCCTAAGCCATCGGCAATGTTGGGCAGGGCCGCTCGCATGGCGGACGCTATGGCCCGCGTCCCAGGTTTAACTCTTCCCGCTGAGATTGCTTCCGGCGTTTTACATGGAGCCTCAGACTTGGCTAGAGCAGCCGGTTATTCCAAGCCAATTAATTACGGTGGATCTGGCTACGTTCCTTTTGTTGCTTCGTCCACAGCATGCGCTAACACCGACCACGTGGGCAGAGTATTGGCATACGACGTCCATCAAGGGGTTGCTTTGGATCCGAACATTGGACCTTACATTATGAATGAAGAGTTGGCCATAAAGCACTTAGTGAGCATGCCGAACTTAATTAAAACGGGCTTCATTAGGTTCGAAACTGAAGGGTCGGAGTTTCTCAAGATCAACGTTACGCCAGCCATCGAATTGATTAATGGTAAGTTGGCGTTGTTATCCTCCCAAGGATTGGTCTCTTCATTTAGGAAGTTTTGGCACGGAGACATGTGTTACCGTATTACATTTAAGACCACGGGTCTGACGGGAGGGAAAGTGGCCGCTAGCTATAATGCTGACGGCGACGAGTCCACCAGAGACTTTGAGGTTTTGGATTCGTATACACTGGACCTTAAGTCGAGCCACGTGATGGAGATTAGAGTCCACTGGATGACTTACCGCAATTGGCTCTACACTTTTAAAAGCGACCTTCCCAATGTGTTTGGGTCCTATGACAATGAGTGCCACAATGGCCACTTGTCATTTTGGATTAGCCAACGATTAGTCGGCACTTCTCCCGACCAAACCGTTGACTTCTATGTGGAGGCATGGATGGAAAACGAAATGTTCATGAATCCTGATTATTGCTATCTTGCAAACAGGAGTTTGGCAGAGCAGACCACAGAAGGCTTTGTGTCTGTTGACACTGTATTTGCTGAAGATGAGTTTGTTGAGGCTTATGGTGATCCTATCCCTGTCACTTTTCCGTTGAACACTGCAGCTCCTACTCCCATAATTGGGGAAGAGGAAGAGACTGCGGCTCCCAGCGCGTCTCCGTTTCCTCCTTCAAACGCTCCATCTCTTAGACCCAGTGCTCTTCCTGTCACTCCGGGTCCGACTAGAGAGCCAACAACAGAGCGGCCAACATCGGCACCTTCTGGAAAACCTAGTGCTTCTCCATCGGCTAAGCCGTCTTTTATGGCAACGTTGTTTCCTACTAAGACTCCCGTTTGTACTGCAGTCTTGCAAGAAGTACCATTTGAGTGGATGGCAGCCCGAAGTGGGATTTTGCCGGACCCTGGAGGTATACTTATTACACGCGGAACCAAGTCTATGAGGCCCAGCATTTTAGGTGACCCATCCATATCCACATACGCCTCTTTTACAGCGCCTGTTGGTGTGGTTACCGCGACGAATGCAAATTCCACAATTTTGATAACTGGTGAAGTTAGGATCAGGTCGGGCAACACTCAGCCACAAGTTGCGCGTCAATCTGCTGATTTCGAGTTTTCGGATAATGTGGTAGTTGACAAGTTTTACGCGCACTTGCCGGAAGATATGTATGTGAGAGAGATCGGACCAGCAGAGATGCTAGAGATGGTCGAATCACTTGGAGGCACAGGGGAACTTATAGAGCTCAATGTTAATGGCGTACCCCTATCATGCGTTTTGGTGCTAACTCCGCCCACCTCCTATTTTGTACCACAGGCCAGTGCCGGAATCTGCAATACCGGAAGTTCATCCGGTACAGTAACCTTTCGAGGTTCAATCGAGAAAGTTAGCGGTAGGATTAACGCATCCGTGGGTACGTACTTTTCCGATCCTTGGGATGAAGGCTTCAAACCTCTGGCCAGGACTGTTCTGTTCTCTATGACCGTGTTGGAGGTTAAGGCCGCTTTCCAGGGGGCGGAAGAAGAGCAGAGCATGTTTGTGATAGGCAAACCACTTGGGCAGGACACCACTATGATTCAGGTCCATGCCGGAGAAGACATCATAAGTCTTCGCCAAGACCTAAAAATATTGAGGCCTTCAGCCCGAGTGCTAGTATCCAGCCCTGCGACGTTCAAATCTCACCTTCACTTCCATCCACGTAAAGTGCTTTCTCCATTTCTATTACTTCAACATTGTTATGGGGCAGCTCGTGGAGGAATGGTAGCTTGGTACCGTATGGACGGTGATGGTTATATGATGGTTCAGCGTGG